GCCATGACTCATACTGCGTGCTCACTTTGGGAGTGGTAACCATTCTAACGGCCTTACCACGGGCCAACACTAGTGAGAACTAAGGGGTTGCTGGGAGTTCACCCGCCTCAATACAAAGACCATCTGAATCAAAAAAGTAAATCTTAACCTCATCGGTTGCCAAGCAATCCTCGATGGAAAGAATTCTATAGGAATTCTTGGAACAAAAATTAACAAATTTGACGTAGTGGCGGAAAGTAAATTTCCTATTTACAGGGGACCGACGGGAACTGGTTGAGACGTTATGTGTCCAATTCTGTCGCTGGATGTCCGAAAAGATACCAAAGTCCGGAATAACAAAGAGCTCAACTTGGCTATTGAAGAACTCCTCATAAAGAATTTGGATATCGGAAGGTATATTAAACAAATTTTCTACAATGATGCGGGCCTCAGGATCTACATCTTGTGGGGCCGGCAATCGGTTCTCATCACGAGGAATCTTATCGAGATTGAGATGATGTTTATTTACAATAATACAATGCTTAGTGATTGGTCTTGTAACCCTAAGAACAGCACGACTAAATGCTGCAACAATAGGGCACTCGATATATTGGTACAAGTTGCACAAAGCTTTCCCTCTATACAGCTCCAGCACCTTCTTGCTGGAGGATCGAGCGTACTTAAAATCAAGCCATCCAAAACGATTGAGGATCTTACAAGGGTCTGTGATGATGCGATTGCTACAAGGAGCAAAAATCATCCCACAGAATGATGCCTCAGAATATGTTGAAGGGTACTCGAGCTTAGCACGCAAACCCAGTCGAACAAAGATCTCGACCAGGAGTTTACTAGCATCGTTATCGCCCTGTTGATTGTCATCCCCCTCCACAACCAGGGCGAAACTCTGAATTTTCGATTTGTGGAGGACATATAACCACACAAAAAGCGTGATCAATGCGTTGCCCAACGCTGTTGTGGTGTCACCCGAGGCCCGGCATGCGTCCATTAAAGCCTTGAACCAAGCAAAGATCATCTCATTGGTATTGTTATAAAGGCAGTCATCAATGAGCTTCGCAACCTCTGGACAGGTAACATAAGCATAAGCTGCAATCTCAATTCGTGTAAGATGATACTTAATGCTGGCTTCATAACTTGACATGTCGCAGGTCGTGAAACGAGAAAAAGGGGAGAACTTTTCTTCCATGAATGATGGCCTGTCATGCCACGGAATGTGCTTTACAAGGCTAGGATGATCATAAACAACAGATTCAATGGATTTAACGACATGCCCTAGCAAAAGCTTGGACAAGTCATTACG